TTAGCAAACTTCAAAAATTGTTTTGCCTCATCTATGATGGGGTCATAATCTGTTTCTAGTGGGTCAAGTGCCATGTTATAAAGCCATCCATGATTGTGGTGGTGCATAGTTTACTTGCTTTGGTCTTCTTGGTCTAGTCTCTTGAACACCTAAAGCAACCATGCGGAAAGCATCAGCTCCATGACTGTATTGGTCATGAAGTGGGTTTTTACTAAAAGCCTTTGTCTCTGGGTCTACCTCATACTTGTAATGCCTCAGACATTGCAAGCCATCATAGCAATTATCCCTATCAAAAAAGCAATTCCTGAACATAGTTCTGGAGGCATTAATAGAGTCCACAATGCTTGTTCTTGGGATTATTTTGGTCTTGAACCCAGCATTTCTGACAATTTCCTCTATGGTTCTGCCCTGAGCCGCCAATGTTTTGTTCTGTGCATCATGTGGTAACCAAAGTGTGTCATAGACATAACCAAAGGTCTGCATTAGTGCTAGGTAATGACTCATAGTCTGTTGACTATCCTCTATATACCTAATAAATCTGATTTCCTGAGCTATGAACTGGACAAACCAAATGGATGTGGAATCTGCCCAGCCAAGATCGAACACAGCATGAACTGGCTTGGTAGGGTCATACCTGACTTTGGTGATTCTTTCCTCCAGCTCTGCCATTTGCATTTCCCTGGCAAACACAGCTCCATCCACAGTTTGCCTGCAAAGTCCTTCCCAAACTGTGTTGTAAGCCTCTGGGTCTCTAGATTGTAGAGTTCTCCTCTCATGGTCTAAGACTTCAGGAAACCATGGGTTATCACTCCAGTTCACCTTTTGAGTAATGCAATTATCAGGCTTATGCAGAATAAATCTTTGGTATGTAGCATCAGACTCTAGCTCTGGATTCATTGTTATCCATATTTCTGAGTCCTTTGCCCTGATAGTAGGAATAAGAATATCCCAACTCCTTGCTGAGACCGCCTGAGCTTCCTCTACCCAGACAATGGTGCAACCCTCGTAGCTCTTAATATTGTGTGGATTATTCTTTAGTCCCACAAAAGCAAACTCAGTCCCATTTGCTCCCCTAATAGAGTTTTGGGTAATTTCATAGAACCCAATTAACCCCAGCTCAACAATCTGGTCACTTAATAGCTTATGAACTGATTGAGATATGGAGTTCTGAAATTCCCTAGCACACAAAATCCTGTGGACTTGCTTTGCACCCAAGATGAGCAATGCTCTTGCAACAGACCATGACTTTGCTGACCCTCTGCCTCCAAAGATGCATTTATACCTTGATGGCTTAAACAGGCACTGGAGCTTGACTGGAAACTCAGCCTTTTTAATAGCTTGATTAAGTTCACTCTGCTCCATCTGGCTTTACAAATGTAACTTGAAGATGAGGCATGATGACATTTCCACTTGCATCTTCAAGAGTTGTTGCCTGAACTGCCTTCCCATCAATCCTATCCATCAACTCTTTAATAGCCCAAGGTTCTCCCTCCTCAGCTTTGCTAATAAGAACCTCAGCAATCTGCCTAGTTCTATGTGGCTCTTGGCAAAGAATCATCCTCAGCTTTTCCTGAAACAATTTGCCTTTGGCTGAGTTAATGTTACCTAGTGGAGCACCCATATTGTAGATTTTAGTAAATTATTGATTTTTATATTACTTTTAGTTATTTAAGTTCTCATCATGCCAACCAAATTCATAGGGATAACCCTCAGATGATAGTTCTTTAGCTTTTACAGTTTTTTTCACAATATCATAATCACCATTTAAAACATTTTCACCATGCCATTTAGCATAAGTTGGACTTGTTGTTACCCAATCCCCATGATTTATGTCTTTAATTCCACTTGGTACAGCTCTATAAACATCAATTTGCGCTTCAGGTTTGCCTTTTGCTTTTGTGGCGGCTCTATACCATTCAGAATCAATTGGATGTTCTCCTATGCCATAAATTCTTTTACCACTTAAGGAATAAACCTCAGCAGGCATTATTTTGGATAAATCATCTAATGTCGCACCATAAACTTTGGCATTTGGAGCAACATGACTACCTTTATATTCAACAGTTCCAATGGGACTGTAAGAATTAGCCATACTTCTTGCCAATTCCATAGTTTTAGGTCCGGTTAATGGCTCTCTAACAGAATCAGCCAATGCTTGATTATATTGACCTGCTTGATTGTTTAAATCATTTATTGTGCTTTTAAATGTGCCTATAGGATCAGTAACAATACTTGAAATACGATTTCCAGCTCTTTGAGCTGTGTCATATAAAAAATCAGATAGGCTTGGCATAATTAGGCTTGTGTAGTTTCAGTAGCCTCAATTGTAGTTTCTTGCACTGGTTGTGCAACAGGCATTTGCTCATTAGCTTTGTGCATTAGTTTCTGAACTAATATTTGCATATCCCTGATTTTGTGCTCAAGGCTAGTAATTATTAAGTTTACATCTTGGATTTCATGTTCAAATATCATTTTTCTTTCCTTGTTTGTGTGCTCTACCTGGACCTTTTTTGGTATAACATGGATTTTTGCCTGCTTGCCATTTCATGAACAAATGCTCATCAAAGCCAAGTGCTATTAATAAATGGACTGCTAGACTAGCTTTCATTTCTTTTTCTTGGCTTTTTCAGCCTCACGTTTTTCAGAATAAGCTATTGCCACGGCTTGCTTAACAGGCTTTCCTACCTTAACTTCCGTTGCAATGTTCTTTTTGAACGCTTCTTTTTTGGTTGACTTAATTAGTGGCATATTCTTCCTTTCTTTTAGATTTACTCATTTTTTGTCTTGTTTCATCACTTATTGGATTTAATTCAAATCTCTTTTTTTGCGATTCTCTCATTTTTTGTCGTGTTTCTTCTGAAACTTCACGACCTTTCATTTTTTCCCTTATGTAATCTTTATGTTCTTGAGTATGATTTTTACCAGCAAAAGTACATTTTTCAATCATTTTTTGAGTTCTAATACGTTTTTTATTAGATTCTCGTACAGCATCTTTTACATGATCTGGTAATTTTATGCCTTTTGCATATTTATTACCTATCATTGCTTTTGATTTATTCTTTCTAGCAATTTCATATAACCTTGAATTAAAATATGTTTCCTTGCCTTTCATAATAATAAATGCACTCCACATTTGATTATTATCATAAATATGCGCTAACAAAGCATGAGCAATAAAATGCTCTCTAGCCGTCAAAAATACCAAATTATCTAAATTATCAGAACCACCCATACTTTTTGGCAAAATATGATGAAGCTCTTGATATTGATTTAATTTTTCTCTATTTTTAGCTTTATTTATTAAAGCCTCATACACTTTCTGGTGATTCATCAGGTTCTTCTACAAAACATACGTCTTGCCATGATAGCACAAGAAATTTCTCGTCCCCGTCCTTAAAATTGTGATATTTCAGGTATTCATCTTTATAGTCTTTAGCCAAAGTTCCAAAATATATCTTATCCCCTACTTTTAGACCTTCAGCCTCTGCCTCATCACCAACTGCTATTACATGACCAACTGTATCTGCCTCAGCAGTCTGAACATATAAACTAGACTGTATTCTAGGAATAGGTCTAACAATAATCTTGTCTTTTATGGGTTTCATGGGATTTGCCTCCCACTTAATTTTGGTCTGCCAGGCTTTTTCTTTTCTGCCTGGTCAACTATTGCTGGGTTCATAACAACACCCAGCTCTAAATCAACTTTGGGTAATGTTATTGTGGTTGCCAAAATTGGATTATGTTCACCACACCAATCTGTGCTATTTCTGTTTTGGAAAGTAGGATATCTTTTACAAACACCCATTTCCCTAAATCCCTCTTGGGAAAAATACCTACAAGTCTTACAATGTTGATCAGTCAATTCAAATCCTTATTATTTGGGTTGATTAGAGATACCCCTTAGACCACGAATCTTTGGGGTATTTCGCTTTTTACATAGTGTCTTGGATATGTGGTGTTCTCTCATGAACATAGCACTCAGACTCTTTTGAGCCAGTGTTAAATTCACCAGTTCTACCATCTACTTTACCCATGTGGCTCATGTCTCTAGCACCAATGCTGTCAGCCTTGCCCATAGCAACGCCACCATTTAAAGGTCTTTTGATCTCACCAGTGGAGTCAGCAGAATCAGCACCCTTGGGCATCTTTTCTCCAGACATTCCTTTTGTGCCTTTCATGCTGTTTGGTCCGACCATTTTGTCAAATGACTTCGGCCCCATCTTCTTTTCACCAGTTGAATCTGATGACTTAGCCCCTTTAGGCTCTTTTTCCATTCCATAATATCCCATTTTTTGTTCCTTGCAAGTTAAAAATTGGAGTCTCAATTATCCCAAATCACTATCTCTTGTCAAGTGAATTTTGTTGTTTTGGATAGCTTTTTTGAGTTTTTGATCTTCCTCCTCCCAGATTATATACATCAAAAAACACCAAACAGCAGTAGCAAAAATTGATGCTCCAATAAATAAAAGTGCAGATATTATGAGTGAATCAGCCATTTAAATCCTTTGCCAAATCCTCCAGCTCAGGTCTAAAACCACTAGCATCTACCTCAATTTCTAACAATTTTTTGTATCTTTTGGTCATTAGTTCAATTTCTCTAAGCCTGTAAACAATTTGAATGTCTGGACATTTTTTGTAAAGTGCTTGGAGTTGGAGCTTTCTTTTGTTTAATAGTTCAATCATTTTTATAGGGTCTAGTTGCTTTCAGTTTCTGGGTTGTGCCATCAAATACAAACTCAATATTATGTTTGCCAGTCTTGGAAAATTCTAAATAATCTCCATTAAGTCCTAATTTAAACACTACATTAGCTGAAACTGCAAAATCAGATTTTTCTTCTGGTTTTATTCTGTATTCAAATTCTTCATCCCAACCAGGACTATTAGTATCTTGCCATTCATCATATTTAACTTGAATTTGAGCACCCTCTGCCCATTTTTTAATTAATTCTGAGTGTTTATGCTTCATTTTTTTCCTTTAATTTAGTTTCAAAAATTTTTAGTGTTTCTGTTAACCATGCAGATTTTCCATGCGGAAATAAAAATTCCATGTCCTCATCAGTCAAACTTACCCATTCTTTATATTTACTAAAAAACTTTTCAGCGCATACCAAGCAATACAATGCATATCCACCACTAACCCCACATTCATCGCACACAGGCTCACCTTGCTCTTGCTTTGGTTGTGGTTTGGTGTAGAAAGCAACGCCTTTGTTGTTATCACGGCTTTGTACCCAAGCATCTAGACGTATGTCATATCGAAAATACCCATAAGGCTCACCTTGCTCTTGCTTTACTTCTTTAGTCATATTGCCCTCATCACTCTTTGTTGTTTGCCAGAATTACCTTTTCTAGTCTTACCAGTAGCCTCTATAAACCCTTTTCTAAGTAATGGTGCATATCTAGCAGTGATTGAGCTGTATCTATGCTTTGGAAACATATCTAGCACTTCATCAGAAATGCATCCTTTCTCCCCAAAAGACTTAATAGCCTCATAGACAATTTCCTCCAGTTTAGTTGTGTTCACAGTCTGAGCTGATGCTTTGGATGTCTCTGGGTCAGTCTTTCTGGCTAACATCTTGGACTCAGTGCCAAAGTGCCTGCTTAATAAACCAGAGCTGTTAAACATTTCATTTATTTGGTCAAAAATTGTAATTTGTTTCATAATTTTTCCTTAATGTAAATATAAATTGGGAGGCTCACATAAAGCAGTGTTTGTACAACTTCCATTCTTCAATAATTGACTATTATTATTGTTGACTTATGAGGAGCTAACCCTCATTACCTCCCAAAACCTTAAAATCCTATGTCATCATCTTTTTTGTCAAAGCTAAGTGCTCTTTCCTTTGGAGGATTAATCCATGCCCAGCCAGACCAAGGAGGGTCACAAACTGGGATTGAATCTATCTTAAGCATGTGACCTTGTGGTGTATCAATAATAGACCCAAGCCTATGATATTTGTTTTTCTTATTGCCATCTTTGTCTGTGTATGTGCCAACAATGGTGCTCAATTCTGATATTACTTTAGACATTTAAGTTCCTTAATTTATTTACTTTATCTTCTAGCTCTTTTAAAAACTGGATTACTTCAGTCTCTAATTCAGCCAAATATGCTTGATCCAAGTCAACTCTTTTGCAGAAAAGTTGAAGATTCTCAGGCATCCTGGGGTCATAGCTCACAAAGTCACACCAGTTAGTCTGTGTGCAACCCATCTGCCATGTCATTTGGGTAATGTACTTGCTGGGCACTTTGCCAGATAACAAAGTGTCCACATGTGTGGCTGTGTTTGGGCATTTGATCTCCAACAATCCCCCATCAACCAAACCATCAGGACTTGCACCAGACATCTCAATTCTAGGATGTTGGACAAATCCAACTTGGTTAACCATGCAGTTGTATTTGACCTCGTATGCCGCTCTAGCCAATGGCTCAGTCTCAGTCCCCCACTGCATAGCAGAGTTGCTAAAAGACTCACCAGGCTTACCTGTAAGCCTCTCACATAGCAGTTGAGCCATATAGTTATCCCTGCTTGTGGAATAGCCTGATTTGGTCTTGGCTACTATGTCTGCAACTCTTGATGCTGTGACCTTTCCAAGTCTAGCCTGAAACCACTCATCTGTGCCTTGTTCTATTTCAATCATTATTTAGCCTCCAATTTCTTTTTCATTTTGTCTTTTACAGCAATTACTTTGAGTTGCCAAGGTTTATCACCATCAGTAGCTGAAATAGCTTTGACAAAGTTTTTTTGCAATTCAGGCAAATCTTGGCTCTGAGCTATTGCCTCTAACCAATCAGCCATTTCAGATTCATTCACATTAGATTTTGATTCTGACTTTTTGGATGCCATGTTGCCATCATTATCCTCTGGTGCTATTCCGCAAGCTGCCATCAAAGAATACCGCCTTGCATAAGTCAAAGCAGAGCCATAACCCTGTGGGTCTTGTTTGCTTGCTGGTACATGCAAAACACCACACTCTAAAGTCTCTCCAGACTCATGTAGAAATATAGTTTCAACACTTACTCCAGTTGCATTTTCATAAAGTTTTTGCATCATGCCTATGCCATTGTTGTTTAAGGCATCAATTACAGCCTCCACACAAGCTGAGAGGTCTGCATACTTGGATTTAAAGTGTGGGTTGGTGCTTGATTTGAAAGCCGGTCCAAACTCCTTCTGTGCCTTCACAAATGCTGTTGCTATTAACTTTCCACCTTGATTAGTCATAATGTTCCCCATGTAATTAAAATAATTAAAATAAATGCAATAACAATGCAAGCTGTAATTACCATTTTGTCTTCTTTGTCAAAACCCTCATCCTCAAAGTTTGGCTTTGGATTCTCAGGAAATGCCTCAGCTAGTGTTCTTGGAAATGTCTTTGTTGTGGAATTGATATTCCCTTTTCTAAATTTAATTGTCATCTTCATAGTCCTCTGGTTCGCAATTTGGGCATCCTGGATGGTCAGGGTCTTGGCAATGTGGATGTGCAAAATAATGGCTTTTGTATTGTTTTTCAAAAAAATCTTTAGCTCTTAATTCTGCATATTCAGGGTCTTCATCATAATCATCCCTAGGCTCAAAATATGATCTTGTTCCCATTAAAAACTCCTAAATTTGTTAAATTCATTAACTAACTTGAAATAACTAATTGGGTATCTTCTTTTGCCAATAACATCCCAAAATACAACCACAGTATCTAAATCATATTTCCAACAACCATCTTCAGTTCTACCATCTTGTGTGTAGTTATATGCTCTAGACATTGATACATCTTTTTGGCAAGCATCAGTAGTTATTACAATCTTTCCTCCAGATTGGTTATCAGTCTCTGCAAAGTTACTAGCATGTGCTAGATTTGCAATTAATAAAAATGCTAAAAGTTTTTTCATAATGTTTCCTTATTAAAAGCCCCATTTCTGGGGCATGATTTATTAAACTGGGTCAAATATTGCACAATTGCTAAAATTACCTATAACTCTTGTTTTATATTGTTTGCCATCAATCAAAACAATTTCACCATTTTTTACAGTTTCCATATTATTTAAACGATCCCTGTAGTCAATATCTGATTGTGAATAGTTTGATTTCAAACAAGCACTATGTTGTAAACCCCAAAATATTCCATCATCTTCTGTTTTGTAACCTTGATACAAACTAACTTCAATATAACCATGTTTTGCACCAATATCCATTGTGAATACTTTGTCATATTGCATTGTTTGTGTTGTGATTGATAATGTTTTCATAATTTATTTCCTTAATTTATCTAGATTTAATGAGTATCAGTTTTGTACTGATGTTTGTTATTGTAAACATATATTTACCTTTTTTTGTAGGTAGTTTCCCTAAAACCACAAAAATAATTAATTTAGTAAATATTTGTGTACAATCAGCAACATGACAAAGCAAAAAGCCATATTACTTGCAGGAACACCAGCCAAACTAGCAAAACTTTTAGGAGTTACTAGGCAGGCTGTAAACAATTGGGATGAGATACCCAAGGGCAGGCTTTGGCAATTGAGAGTTCTCAAGCCTGAATGGTTTGATGAACTATTAAGATTTTGATGTAGAATATTTTGAAACTGGGCTAGAAAGGGATTGATCCCCCTTTCGAAAAGAGAACTCCCCTCCTGCCATAGTTTCTTTTCAGGGAGATACGCGGAGCATTTAATGCACTATTATCAACATCACATTGGTGATTTCATCAAAGACACCTCATTTTTGACCAATGAGGAAGTGGGCATTTATTTAAAACTTATCTGGCTTTACTATGACACTGAGTCACCTCTCCCAAACAATATGTTTGAGTTGACCATGAAAACCAGTTCTAGAGACTCAGAAGAGTCAGTTAAAGGCATTTTGGAAATGTTTTTCACTTTATCTGAGGATTCTAAATTTTGGCATCACTCTAGATGTGATAAAGAGATAAGTAACTATAAATCATTAATTGATATTGCTTCTAAAGCAGGAAAAGCATCTGCCCTTAAAAGAATGTTGAACAGAACTTCAACGGACGTTGAACAAGTGTTGAGCAGTTGTTCAACAGATGTTCAACTAACCAATAACCATGAACCAATAACCAATAACCATAAACCAAATATAAATACTATACAGTCAGGAGCAAAGCTCCTAACTTGCCCCCATCAGGAAATTTTAAAACTTTACCAAAAGCATTTACCTCATTTAACTCAACCAAGGATATGGGAGGGAGCAAGGCAAACTAATCTAAAAAACAGATGGGTACAAGCATCCCAAAAGTCTGATTTTTCAGATGGATATACAAATTTGGAGGAGGGACTTGTTTGGTGGGATGAGTTTTTCCATTACATAGCCAAAGACACTAAGCTATTTTCAGGCTTTGAAAGTAATAACAGAACTTGGAGACCAGACCTTGTTTGGATAGTAAATGCTAGTAATTTTCAAAAAATCATTGATGGGAAGTACAACAAATGAGCTTTAAAAAATCAGAAACTCAAAATGAGCCAGAAAAAGAAGTCTATGGACTATGTTCTAGGTGCATGTCTAGGCAGTTAAATTCAGTCTTGATAAACTTTGGGACTACTTGTGAATCTTGTTTTAATGCCTATTGTGATGCACCAAGTCCCTATGATTTATCCTATAAAAAGTATGAGGGTGATCCAAAAGGATGGGCAAAAAGGATTATTGATAGATATGAGTCTGGTGAAAAAGTCAGACAAATTTCATTAAAGTTTGCAAAAGAAGCATTAAGAATTAAGGAAGAAATATGAAAACATTAATATCTACTGTTGAACAAGATGAAATTACAAAAGAATGTTCAAAATCTTTTGATTTTCAATTTGATGGGTCTACCAAGTTTCAAGTTCCTTTTTTTGAAAAACCTGAAAATTTTCAAATAGGCTTGATTGTTGGGGCATCAGGCAGTGGCAAATCTTCCATACTATCTACCATAGGAGAGACTGAAAAAGTGTCTTGGAATCCTAATAAAGCCATTTGTAGCCATTTTGAAAATGCTTTGGATGCTCAAAACAAACTCAGTGCTGTTGGACTTAATTCTGTGCCATCTTGGTTGAAACCATATCATGTGCTTTCTATGGGAGAAAAGTTTAGAGCTGATTTGTCAAGATCACTTAAAGACAATGCCATCATTGATGAATTTACTTCTGTTGTAGATAGAAATGTGGCTAAATCTTGTTCTTATGCCATAGCTAGACACATTAGAAAAAATGGTTTGAAAAATATGGTGTTTGCCTCTTGTCACTATGACATCATTGAGTGGTTACAACCTGATTGGATTTTTGATACAACTACAAGCAGACTTACAGTCGCAAGGGGGTCAGTTCGGCCAGTTCTGGAATTGGAAATACTTCCTTGCACAACCGAAGCATGGTCAGTCTTTCGCAACCATCACTATCTCTCAGGAAACCTTAATAAAAGTTCACGATGTTGGATCGCAACATGGGAGGAAACGCTTGTTGGATTTGCCGCAGCTATCACTCTTCCCTCTGGAACATTAAAAAAAGCATGGAAAGGTCATAGGACTGTGATATTACCTGATTTTCAAGGTCTAGGTTTTGGAGTTCGAATTAGTGATGCAATTGGGCAAATATTTGTAAATGAGGGATGTAGATATTTTTCTAAGTCTAGCCATATTAGACTTGGTGAATATAGAAACAATTCACCTTTGTGGAGACCAACAGCTCACAATATGCAAGATAGAAGTAGGCAATATAAAAAATCATTAGAACACAAAACAGACTTTTTTTGGTCTAAAGAAATGACCGAAAGACATGCAGATAGGATTTGTTATTGTCATGAATATATAGGAGCAATATGATTAAAACAATTTGGCAACCAATTCCATCTTGGGACAATATGGTAAAAGATAGATTAACCACAAAATTACCTATAGCAGAAAGATTGCCAAAATCAATCAGAAAACCCAAGGAGCTATCTAAATGCGAAAAGTTAGGTGTATGTAGTCCATCAGAAAAAACTTGTTCAAAATGCCCAAATAAGAAAGCCATTAAAGTTTCTAAAAGTCTACCTTTGGTTAATCATTTTCCTAGAATTTACAATAATTTGGGATCAAGATATTCAAATGAAATGAGGAAATGGATTATAGAAAATGTTTGACTGGGATGCAGAATATGCAAGCATAGTTAAGTTTTATGCTGAATTGGCTTTGAGAAATGGTTGGATAGATTATGTAAGGTATGCAGTTAAACAAAAACAAGAAACAGAACCATTGCTAAAAAATTTGGCAAAAGATGTGGCTCAAAAAATTAAGGAATTAAAAGATGAGAACAGCAAGTAGGATTGATAATAATCAAAAAGCCATTGTGGAGGCTCTCAGAGCTGTTGGAGCTACTGTTTACCATATCAAAGAGCCTTGTGACCTTTTGGTTGGTTATCATGGTCAGACTTTGCTCATGGAGGTCAAAAACCTAGACACTTCTTATGGCAAAAAAGGCTTTAATGCAAACCAAAAGCACTTTGCAGAAAATTGGAAAGGAGGAGCTTTTTGTCTTGTGGATAATATTGAATCAGCCCTCAGAATGTTAAACATAATGATTGATTAATATGCAATACAAACTTATTAATCCCCAGCAAGGTTCAGCCCTAATGAAAACCTTGTGGGCAAAAATGAAAACAGCATTGGAATCAGGGAAAACCCTAGTTTTAAATGTTCAGGAGGAAACTAGGACACATGACCAAAATGCCAAATTCCATGCAATTATTGCTGACATAGCAAAGCAGGCAGAGCATTATGGAGCTAAGTGGGATGTGGAGAGTTGGAAAAGATTTTTAATAGACCAATTTGCTTCAGAAATAGGACTAAGAGCTTCCAAAGTAGCTCCATCCTTAGATGGGTATAGGATTGTGCAGTTAGGGCTTCAGAGCCGTGCTTTCACCAAAGACCAAGCCAGTCAATTTGTGGACTGGTTACAGACTTGGTGTGCAGAAAAAGGAATTGAACTTGATAGCACATCCTAAAAGGCAATATGTTAGAAGTGCCAAACTTTTAAACAACATTAGATATCTTCATTGCCAAGCCTGTGGAGTTGATGACCAAACAGTTGTTGGTGCTCATTCTAATAGCTCTGCACATGGCAAAGGTAGGAGCATCAAGGCTGATGACAATATGGTGGCGGCATTGTGCTGGGATTGCCACCATGCCTTAGACCAAGGACATTATCTAAACAAAGAGGAAAAAGAACAATTCTGGCTTGAGGCACATCTTAGAACAATATATAACCTAATCAAATCTGATTTATATCCTAAAGATGTTCCTT